GATCAAGACTTGAAGGAAGAAGGTAGGGCAAAAAGAAAGGCAGCCGGAAGAAAGTATAACCCTGACGCCAAAGCCCCCTCAGAAAAAAAGTCGTTCTTTAAGAAGGACTAAAAATGCCTTTACAGAATTGTACGGACTCGGGCAAGTCTGGTTGGCGATGGGGAAAAAGCGGCAAGTGCTATACAGGTCGAGACGGAAAGAAAAAAGCCATTCGTCAAGGAATTTCAATCGAAGGCCCCGAAAAGTTTCAGCAGATAGCTTCTGCTGGAAACATAGAACTTTCGGAACAAGATATTCCACTTGTTTCCTACTCCCTATATGAAGAAGGCTATTCTTTGTCGAATATAGTAGCAGTAGTAGCTACAATAAGAGACAGTTTTTCTAGGGCTGACAAGGAGGCGGGCTATCCCCCCCACTGCAATTCTGGTTATAAAGAAAAAGATGGCAAATGTGTGCCTATTGATGATATTAAAGCAAAAGAGGAGAGAAACAAATGTCCTTAAAAAAGTGTACAGTAGATGGCAAACCCGGATGGCAATGGGGAGCGCAAGGTAAGCACTACAGCGGTCGAAACGCCAAGAAAGATGCCATCAAGCAGGGAGTTTCTATTGAGGGACCAGAAAAGTTTTCTCAAAAAGCTGTCGAACAAAATATATCTTTGGATACTAAAGACGTTGAAGCTGTTGCAGAATGGATGTCCGACAACGGATACGACAAGAGAGCCTTAATTGCAACAGTATCTGTCCTTTTATCGCATTCCGCATCAGGCAAAACCAAAAAAGAGTGGGACAAAGTTGATAAAAAAGAACTCAAGCGTGATACCAAAAAAGAAAAAAAAGAACATGAAAAAGATGCTATAGAAGATGATAAAGAAAAAATCAAAAAACTTAAAAAAGGCGACCCCTCTGAGAAGAAGAGAAGCGAAATTAAAGATCTAGAAAAAGACAAGCGATACGACAAGAAGGACGCCAAAAGCGCTTCTGATAAAGACGAGTATCGTCAAGACAAAAGAGAAATAGATAGCGAAACTCTTCATGAGCAACTTAAGCACCACAAAGACGCTGTTAAAAATCTTGAAAGAGAAATTAAAGATCTCAAAAAAGATAAGAGTGAAGACGAAAGAGATGTTAGAAAAGAATCAAAAGGTGCAGGCCTCAGCACACAGGAAAAAAACAATCTGCCTGACTCCGATTTTGCTTATATTGCACCCGGAGGAAAGAAGGTTGACGGTAAAACCGAACCTCGTAGCTTGAGGCACTTGCCTATTCCGGACGCTGCACATGTGCGAAACGCGCTGGCTCGTCTTGATCAGACCGACATTTCTGCTTCCGCTAAGAAATCGGCGTTACAAAAAATCAAGAGCGCAGCAAAGAAGTTTGGTATAGAGGTTGGTGAATAGTGAAGTATCGAGACTTAGCAGAGCGTATTGTTGATGAGCTTAGCAGCGAATCCTTCGACGATACCACTGACCAAGTTGAAGACATGCTAGAAGACTACTTCAGATTTAATGAGGAAGACAAAGAATAAAATAAAAAAGATCTTGTAAGAGTCGATAAAGCCTCCCATTTTTTGGGGGGCTTTTATTTTGTTAATAGGGTATTTTTTGTGTATATAATAGAGCGTTAGGAGATTTTCCCCAAGGACTTCTGATATCTAAAATAGAAAGGCAAGGTGTCACAGTGAACCTTATATCTAGAAGAAATATTTTATTGTATGGTTTAGGAGGCTTAGGAGCTACCTTTGGCTTTTCCATAGAAGCTGCCAATGGGGCCATAAGAAACCGAGGCTGTCGTTGCGGTGTTAAAACTACTCGAAATTATAACAAAAAATTTAATCGAGCTCCGGATAAATGGGGCAAAAATCATTTGACTTATTTTATGTCAGGTCGTGACACGAATGATATGGATGCAGAAATTTGGGACACCCAGTTTCGATTAGCATTTGAGTCTTGGTCAGAGGTAACTCCTCTTACTTTTGCGACAATTGATTCTCGGGAAAATGCCGATCTTATTATTGGTGTTAGCCGACGTCGCAGATCTAGCTTTGGCAGAAGGGGCGGAGTCTTGGCGTGGGCACAGATGCCACCACGACGCGATTACAATGGCCAACTTGTAAGTATGTTTGACTTAGCAGAAAATTGGGTGTTGCCAGACTCAGAATATGGAATCATTCTTCAGGCGGTTGCAGCCCACGAGATAGGCCATTTGCTCGGACTTGGCCATTCCAGAGTTAAAGGTACACTGATGTACCCCTATATTAATGACGCTTTGATACCTCAAGCAAGCGATATTGCAGAAATTCAAAGCCTTTATGGTAAAAAAGAGTAATTTTCAAATTTTTTTCTTCCCTTTCGCCGCTTGCAAGGTATAATACCTTTAGTCAAGCGGCTTTTTTATTTACTTGTGGATTTTTAATAAAGGAAAACTGATGAAAACTGCGGAAACTACTAATTGGACAACGTTGCTGGCGACAAAAAAGTGCCAGCGAACCCTTTACAACTTTGCTGTTGGTAAAGCATCTGTTAGTCAAACGACTAAGGCACTTGCATTTTCTGAAGGTGCCGGTGAGTTTAGACAACTTGTTAGAACGCATGGCGCTACTTATGCACGACGTCTCACTCGAAAGGCCCTCCGTTATCGTGGGCTATCTATCTAAGAATTTTTAAGGAACTTTTAAATGAGCGATGTAAACAAAGTTATTATCACCGGCAGGGTCACTAGAAATAGTGAATTGCGTGAGACCCCCGCAGGAACCCCCGTCACAGACATCAGTGTGGTTTCCAATCGCATTTGGACAAAGAATGGGGATCGTCAAGAAGACGCTACCTTTGTCGATGTTACCATTTGGGGTAAGCAAGCTGAGACGCTCAGTCCCATGCTTACAAAGGGACGCCATATTATGGTTGAAGGACGACTCAAGCTTAATAGCTGGGAAACAGACGAAGGAGTTAAGCGTAATAAGCTTACCGTGGTTGCAGAAAGCGTTAATCTTACGCCTTCTAATCCCAACCCGCAGAGAAGTTCAGAACAAGCTGCTCCCGTTCCTGTGGCAGTAGGAGCTTCTCCGCAGACTGAGGACGACACTCCGTTTTAATTATTTTTAAGGGTAGCTCCCTTAATAAAGGAAGGTGGCTGAATAACCGCAGCAAGCAAGAGGCGGTAAGGCACGAAACCTGTAGAGTATGACCAAAGGGTTGAGGCTACAGGAAGAAGTACAAAGTAGGGAAGCCCGTCAAACGGTGGACAGATTTTGCCCTGAAAAGTTGTAGGTAACTAACTGTTAATCCTACCCTTCCATTTTTTTCTTTTGAGGAGTGGCTAGAAGAAGAGAGCTATGACGAAGAATATTAATATACTGGCTCCGATTAATAATTTAGGCTACGGTGTAGCATCCATTAACATATGCAAATCTCTCTCAAAGAGAGGGTCAAACATATCTCTTTTTCCCATCGGGCAGCCTGTTTTTTCATCTCAGCAGGAAGCCAATGATATTAATCCATTCGTCCAAGCACAAGGGGACTTTGATTCGTCGGCGCCGTGCCTGAAAGTGTGGCACGAACATAGCATGGGAGAAAGGGTGGGAAGAGGCAAGCTTGTTGGCTTTCCGTTTTTCGAAGTAAATAAATTTGATCCCCCTCGCAAAAATCACCTTTCTTCTTGTGATGAAATTGTTGTGGCATCACAATGGGCGCAAGAGATAGTGGAGAAGGAGATCCCCTCCTCAAAGACTCATGTTGTTCCTCTTGGAGTGGATACATCTATATTCATTAATAACAATCCACCAGCAGCAGACAAATTTATTTTCTTCAACTGCGGAAAATGGGAAAAAAGGAAAGGTCACGATCTTCTTATATATCTTTTCAGAGAAGCCTTTAAGAGCGAGCCGGATGTTGAGCTTTGGATGATGTGCAACAACCCCTTTCTCTCTCCAGAGCAACACTCCCAATGGGTAAATCTTTATAAACAAGATCCAAGAGTAAGACTTTTGGATCGTGTACAATCGCAGCTAGAACTATCGCACATAATGAACTCTACAGATTGCGGTATTTTTCCAAGCCGTGCAGAAGGATGGAATTTAGAGATTCTGGAATTGATGGCAGTTGGAAAACATATTATTACCACAAATTATTCTGCACATACGGAGTTTTGTAATGAAAAAAACAGCATGCTAGTCACCCCTAAAAACAAAGAGCGTGCCATTGACGGTCAATTTTTTAATGGCTTTGCTGAATGGGCATCTCTAGAGGGCACAGAACAAGAATTTATCAGGCACATGCAAGACATGTACCAGAAATGGAAAGAAAATGGCAGACAAAGACTTGTCAATGAAGAGGGGGTTAAGACTGCCGAAAAATTTTCGTGGGACGCAACAGCCCAAAAACTAGGGGACATATTATATGCTAATTAAGGTGCAAAAGGTGTGCCCACACATCCCGCTTCCTTCAAAGGGTCACCCCTCAGACGCAGGCTGGGATCTATATGCCAACGAAGACTGTACGATAGGAACTTGGACACGAAGGCTTGTTGATACAGGAATCAAGCTCGAAATACCAGAAGGATATGTGGGATTGATTTGGCCAAGGTCAGGTCTCTCGGTTAAAAAAGGCATTGATGTCTTCGCAGGGGTTATAGATTCGGGATATCGTGGTGTCGTAAAGGTGTGCCTTTATAACTCTAGCTTTGAGAATGTTGATATTAACAGACACGACAGGATAGCCCAAATTATTTTTCAAGAAGTCCCTTCATTCAACATTGGGGAAGTAGAAATGTTAGACGAAAGCCCTAGAGATGATGGGGGTTTCGGGAGTACCGGAAGATGAGTGATCGACTAAATGGGATGAGGACTTATTTAGCTGGGGCGATGGACAGGGTTCCTGATGGAGGAACAGGGTGGAGAAAAACAATTACCCCCTCTCTTCAAAACTTAGGCGTTACGGTATTAGATCCCTGCAATAAGCCGATAGAAATAGGAATTGAGGACGATACGAGTCGAGTTTCAATCGACCACTGCAAAGAAACTGGTCAATTCGATAAAATAAGAAAAAAATATGGAGTCATTAGAACTTTAGATCTCCGCTGCATAGACATCTCTGATTTTATTATTGCTAGTATTGATACAGAGGTACATGCCTGTGGAACGTATGAAGAAATTACGATTGCTAATAGTCAAAAAAAGCCTGTGCTCATATGGTGTCAGCAAGGAAAAAAACATGCTCCCAATTGGCTATTTTTTATGTTGCCTCACGAGCACATATTTGGCTCTTTAGAGAGCCTTATTGGCTATCTAAGGCACGTAGATTCAGATGATGATGTTGAGCACCACAAAAGATGGTTCTTTTTTGATCAATCCAAATTACAGTCTACCTGATTTGGAATTAGACACGGAAAGAAACACAACAAGGCCGCTAAAAAAGCGGTCTTTTTTTGTGTGAAAAGGGAGTATAATATAGTATGAAAGATTTGTTTAGATACTTCAAAAGTTTGATTAAAAGAAGGGACATCCCTTCCTCTCAAGATGTAACGCCCGACCTCCCAGATACTTCGGGATGCATTCATTTCTTCTGGGACTCGCGGACAGGAGATTTTAATGTAATTTTAAAAGTAGATGAAGACACTGAAATGTCTGCTGAAATTCTGGGAATGCTTATGTGCTATATTGGCGAGGGACACATGACACAATTCCTTGCAGAAAGCTTACGGTACTGGTGTGACTCTCCAAATAAGATGGAGTTTTACACAAACACTCTCAAGGCTTGGAATACTATGAAAGAATTACAGCAAGAAGAGCGTAGATACGAAGAAGAAAAATCTCTGATTGATCCATCTGACGTATTTAGATTCAAAGGCAATGGAAATGGCAATTGATTTTTGTGATTACGACGACGGCAAAGGTAATGTTTGTAATAGACGTCCTGAGATTGTAGTAAAGAAAAAAAACCACACCATTTATTTGTGTAAACGGTGTCTTTATATGATGGATGTCGATCCAGATGCCGATGAAGTGGCCTACTTTTCTCAATATGGAAGGGAAAAAGATGCGTGAAAACATTCCAATTCCGAGCGGTTATGATGTTTATTGGGAAAAATGGGTAGATGCCTACAGTCCCGAGATGGAAACTGATGCCATTGATATGGTAGAGGAATTTTCCGAAGAGGACCACGGAGTATCCTTCGAGGAAGAATTGGGGGCAGAATTCAAAAAATTTAAAAATATTCAAACTATTTTTACTCCATTTGGAATACTACCTCTTACAGAGCACTCTCTCGCAAGCACTTACTTTAAATTTTGGGTAGGTCATACAAATTTTAAAATAACCCCGGCGTTTTACCGGATAATTTCTAATGTTGATGGTGTAGAATCCATTGATATTTTTACCCCTTATCGTTTTCGTATAGGAATAGCCACGCTATTTAAAGATAGGACAGTTATGGCGCAAATAAGACAAAAGACGATTGATTATATTAAGGGAACTAAAAATGCCTCCTCCCAGAAAACCAACGATAGCAGAGGCACATGATAATTGTGTCATAGCATCCAGTAGGGAAATATTTTTACACAACCATTTTGAAGAAGAAGATCCGGGCATAGACTATCGAGCTTCCACTAAATTTCTTACCAATCTGCGTATTCTTGAGGAGCAGAATCACAAGCCCATAATAATACATCAGCATTCCACAGGGGGAGAGTGGCATGCGGGGATGGCAATCTATGACGCCATAAAGGGAAGCCCATGCAATTTTATATTTATTTGTCATGGAATCTGTGCTTCAATGGGGAGCATCATAGCCCAAGCCCCTCTCGGTAAAGGGGTGCGAGTCTCAATGCCAAATTGCGATTGGCTAATACATGATGGGTCTTGCTCTGTTGAAGGAACCTACAAGCAGGCGTTTTCTATGTATGAGTTCGAAAAGAAAATTCTAGATAGAAGCTACGAAATATATGCCGAATCTTGCGAGAAAACGGGAGACTACTTTAATGGAGGAAAAAATATTTCGGCAAAAAAATTCATAAAAAGACAACTAAACTCTAAAGAAGACTGGTGGATTACATCTGAGGATGCGGCATATTACGGATTTGCTGATGGCGTTTTTGGAGAAAAGGGTTTTGATTCATTAGAAGAAATTAAGAAAAATGTGTCTTAATGGCACTCATTAGGTGTAATTAATAAGCAGGACAGGATTTCTATTGTTTGGATCTATAGGATATAAAATAACCTCTATTTAGAAAAGAGGTAAATGTTATGGCTTTTGTTACTAATCTTGACGGTACGCTTAAATACAACCAGTACGTTAACGGCTTCCCCAGTGGAGTGGACAACGATCAGGGTAACATTCGTGGCCAAGGCCCTTCGGGGGCTCTGGCTGGAGTGGATTCTAATCTGTGGAGTCAAAATTCCCTAGGAGAAGAGGAGCGATTTGTTCTAATCTCTTCAGGTGTTAATAATACGGGTGTTATTGCTCCCTCCACAGCGAGCACATTCAACAATCAACCGGGTCAGGTGATTGTTAAGTACACTACCGATATCGCTGGTGTTAGCGATCTTACGCAGGCCGTTCGGTCAGCCGGTAGTTCTGGAATTATTTCTATTAACCAACGAGCAGTAATTAGAACCCTTGACTACAAAGTGTCAGTGGTAGCTGGTAACTGGAACATTTTCAGTGGTGCATTTGACCCAGCCCTTTCAACCAGCACAGCAGGTGGCTGGAATATCATAGGCGGAGTCGATCAATCCAGCAGTTTGATAGGAGATCAAACTGATAAGGCTGCCAATCCAAGTCAAACGGAACCGGGACACCTTGCATATATGTATGGTAACCCGATTGCAAAGACCGGACTGTATTCGTCACGATCTGTGTGGTAATCAAATCGAGAGCAAGGTCCCCTTCGGGGGGCCAGAGCTCTCTCCTTCGGGGAGGTATCGCATGACACGAGAGCAACAGCAGACACAAGTTATTCCATTCCTCAAATACTCAGCAACCATGTGTGTTGCTATAATAATTGCTATGAGCGGCTTTTGGCTTTCTTACGGGAAGGACCTTGTAACGCGGGCAGAGGCTCGAACTTTGATAAGCGAAGGAACGCATAGAGTTGAAAAGGAAATTGACACTGTAAACAATAGACTTGATCGTATTGATGATAGATCAAATAAATTAGAAGAGGAGCTTAGAATAGTTCTTCAAGACAATACAAATGCTATTGTTGACCTGAAGGTGCAGGTGGCATCTTTGAGCCAAACTATTGAGGCTCTGAGTGATAAAATTAACCAACTAAAGGAGAATTAATATGAGTTTAGATAAGTTTAAGGCGATGTTTAAATCTCGTCGATTTTGGGTTGGCGTTGCTGGCCTAGTGGTAATATGTGCAGATACTGTTTTTGGGGAGGGAACAATTAACCCCGCAACCGTCGAAAGCGTTGTCTTGTTAGCGGCAGCGTGGATTGTTGGTGACAGCTTACGCATCACCGAGTAATTTTTTAAAAAAGGGAGAGCCTTATGGGTTTTGAAAAAGGTAGACCTATTAAGAATTTGCTGTATGCTATAACGCATCCGCTTGTAGCTGCACGCGAAAGACCTTTGTTGTTCCTGCTGGGAGCAGGAGCTGGTGTTTATTTTCTAGGGATTGGCATGGGATGGTGGCCAAATATTTTGGTCGATCTTCTCAGTAATCTTAAGAAATAATTTTTAAATCTCACATTAAACGGATTGTTAAAAGGGGACAACTCCGGTTGCCCCTTTTTTATTGGGGTATAATATCTTGTGGTAATCACAACCAAGAGAGACATTGAAACATGATAAAGCAAATAATTACTACAATAAGCATTCTTCCGCTTATGTTTTTTATTATTCTACTTCTTCTTCCAAACAATGTAGAAGCAGATAATAACCTTTTATCTAAAGAGGAACGACAAAAACTTATTACAGCAAGGGCGATGAAAGAAGCAGAGGCCCGGCGTGAGCGCATAGAGGAGCGAAAGAAACAGGCTCTACAGCCACAAGTAATCTATTATCCCCCCTCTGTAATATACTATTATCCAGTTCCAGTTCACGGGCATTTTACTCATTGCGGTTGCCATGTCTGTACGCAGAGGATGATGATGTATCGGTGGCAACTAAACCCGCAACAGTTTTTCTTTTTTCAAGTTAGGTTCTAGTGACAGACAAAAAACCATTTAACGTTAATTATAGACAGACTATATATTTTGATGCTGCACGTATGTATGCAAAAAAGTCTTGTAAGGAATGCTATGGAAGAGGGTATCATAAATATATTACTCCCGAAAAAGAAGAAAATTATTCTTATTGCTCTTGTGCGGAAAGAAACATGAAAAAATATGGCTAGCAATAAGTCCCTCTTCTTTCCAAGGTGTATAATATCGTAGCAAAAGGACGACGCACTCTTGCGCGTTCTTTCATTGTCTAAAATTACCAGTAAGGATTACCAATGCATACGGACGGAATAGGAAAAGGGAAAAAAAGTGTTCCTAAATTCGAAGTAAACTTTGTAGTAAGAGATAAGTCCGGAAAACCAACCTCCCAACGGAAAACATTTGCTTCCAATTCAGCTCAAGATATGTCGGCTTTCTTTCATAAGCACACAGTAAAAAATAAAGGAAAGGGAAAAGGAAAAAGGGGAAAGAGGGGCACGAAGCCATCTTCGGGAGGAAACTCTTCCTGATGTCAGTTTCGGAACTCCAAAACTACACTTTTGTTGGTAGGTATGCCCGCTGGATTCCTGAAAAAAAGAGAAGGGAAACTTGGAGAGAGTCCGTAGACAGAGTTATGGGTATGATGTATGAGAGATACCCAGAAGTTAACGGGGACATTGAATGGGCCTATGACATGATGTTTAAAAAGCGTGTCCTTGGGTCTCAAAGAGCCCTCCAATTTGGAGGTAAGCCTACCTTTAAGCACAACGCCAGAATCTATAACTGCATTTCCTCCTATTGCGATAGATTAAGGTTTTTTCAAGAATGTATGTACCTCCTTCTCTGCGGATGCGGCACAGGGTTTTCCGTGCAGAGACACCACATTAAAAAACTACCCTCTATTGTTAAAGAGAAAAGAGGAAATAAGAAGTTTTCAATTCCAGATACCATAGAGGGATGGTCAGATGCTGTTGGAGTGCTGGTCGCCAGCTATTTTGATCAGAAAGAACTCTTTCCGGAATATGTAGGAAAGAACGTTGTGTTTGATTTCTCTGGAATAAGGGAGGCGGGGGCCCAATTGAGCTCAAGCTCAGGTAAAGCTCCGGGTCCAGAACCCCTCAAGAAAGCTCTGTCGAACATCAAAAAGGTTTTAGATAAAGCTCTGAAAAATCTAGAATTCTGCGCCACGTCTATAAGAAAATTAGAGCCCGTCGAGGCCTACGATATTATCATGCATTCTGCGGATGCCGTAATATCAGGAGGGGTTCGACGTAGTGCAACAATTTGTTTATTCAGTGTAGATGATGAGGAGATGGCAAAAGCAAAAACTGGTAATTGGTTCCATGAGAATCCCCAGAGGGGGAGATCCAATAATTCGGCCCTTCTCCTGAGAGACAAGACCACTCCCGAACAGTTCCACTCTTTAATGCAATCAGTAAGGGAGTTTGGGGAACCCGGCTTTGTGTGGTCCGACTCCACAGAATTGATAGTTAATCCGTGTGTAGAAATTGGAATGTATCCCGTAGATGAAAAAACTGGAAAAACGGGGTGGCAAGCATGCAATTTGAGCACCATAAATTGTGCTAAAGTTAAAACAGAAGACGACTTTTATGAGGCATCCCGAGCAGCAGCAATAATAGGAACTCTTCAGGCTGGTTTTACAGATTTGCCATACTTGGGGGAGGTGAGCGAAAGAATTTTGAGACGAGAGGCTCTTTTGGGAGTATCTATGACAGGCATTATGGAACAACATGAAATATGCTTGGACCCTTCTGTACAAAAGAAAGGAGCTCGAATTGTTAAACAAACCAATAAAGAATTGGCGAAGAAGATCGGAATCAATCAGGCAGCTAGGACTACTTGTGTCAAGCCTGAAGGAACTTCTAGCTGTATCCTTGGTACTAGCTCTGGTATTCATCCTCATCATGCCAAGCGTTATATACGACGTGTACAGGCTAATAAGATGGAGGAAATTTATAGATATTTCAAAAAAATAAACCCACGGGCATCTGAAGAATCGGTGTGGTCTGCCAATGATAGCGATGATGTAATTTCTTTCTGTATAGAGGTTCCTCCGGGCTCTAAAACCAAAAATCAGATCAATGCCCTAGCTCTTTTGGGGTATGTAAAGGGTACACAGCAGAACTGGGTTATGATTGGAAAAACGGATGCTCTATGCACACAGCCTTGGTTGAATCATAATGTTTCTAATACCATTAATGTTAAGCCAGATGAATGGGATGATGTAGAGAAATTTATTTATAAAAATAAAAAATATTTTTGTGGGATTTCTCTTTTACCCGTAAGTGGGGATAAAGACTATCCTCAAGCTCCCTTCACCACTATTTACTTACCGAGCGAACAGGTAGCATACTACGGAGATGGTGCCGTGTTTGTCAGCGGTCTCATCGAAGTAGCTCTTGATTTGTGGGAAGACAATCTATGGGCCGCATGCGATGCTCTCCTTGGCATTGGGTCAAGAGCAAAAGGGGCATCAAAAAGAGATTGGATAGCAAGATGTAAGAAATTTGCAAGAAAGTACATGGATGGGGATGTTAAAAAACTAACCTATTGCATGAAAGATGTTTATAATTGGAAAGAATGGGTTGATTTAAAAAGAGAATATAATAAAGTAGATTATACAGAGATAATCGAAGAAGAAGATAACGTAGACCCAGAACAAGAATGGGCTTGTAGCGGAGGGGTCTGCGAACTCATTTAAAAATATTTACCAAGGAGAATGGAAATGCTTGACTTTTATGCAAACAGACGTGACTTTCTAAGGATAGGTAGTATTGGGGCTGGGATGTCCTCTCTAGGGCTTTCTGATGTTGCTATGGGTGAGGAGACCCAAGAACTTAAAGATAGCTCTGTGGTGTGGGTGTGGCTTGGAGGGGGTCCAACACAATTCGAAACGTTCCATGCGCCCAAGGAAGACAGCGTTCCTGATGAATATAGATCTGTAGGAGGAGCGTTGGTAGACAAACCTACCGGAATGGCTTTCGGTTCTCATTGGCAAAATCTAATCAAACAGGCTCCGCACCTCAATGTTGTAGACTCTTTTACCCATGGAGACTCTTCTCATAGGCAGGCTACACACTGGGTAATGACAGGACATCGCAACAATAACAGAAGTCAAACATCCGGCCCTATGTTTCCCTCCCACGGATCAATAGTTTCTTCGATTTATGGGGCCAATCATCCCGAAAATGGTGTTCCTTGTTATGTTAAACAGGGAAGAATAGAGGGCGAAGATCCTTCTTGGCTGGGAGGAGCGTATAAGCCCTTTGATCCCTCAAATAAGGACAACCTGACTCCCAGAGTAGACATTCAGCGATTTGTAGATCGGAATGAACTTCTAAAGAGCCTCGGAGGGAATCCTATAGCAAGTCCTTCTGCTAATTCCGTTACCAAGTTTAACAGTCAAGCGTTTGATGTGATTCTTGGAACGGCAAAAGACGCTTTTAATCTGGATAAAGAAGACGCTAAGACAAAAGAATCCTACGGAAACGCTGCGATTGGAAAGCAACTCCTTCTTGCTAGAAGGCTTTGTGAGTTTGGGACTAGGTTTGTAACCATTCATTATGGTGGGTGGGACATGCATGGCAATATCGCCAACGCTTTAAAGGGAAGAGTGCCTCCCATCGACAAAGCCCTTGCTGCATTTGTTAAAGATGTGCATCAAAGGGGCCTTAATGAAAAGATCCTATTGATCGTCACGGGAGAATTCGGTCGCACTAAATTAAATAAAAATGCGGGACGTGATCACTGGCCTTCAATTTCTACAATGCTTATGTCAGGGGGAAGATACGATAGTGGCAGGGTCATCGGCAAAGCCGATAAGTCCTACACACCAAAAGAAAGCCCCTATGGGCCCATTGATGTTGCTGCCACTATGTTTGATCACTTCGGTATTCCAAAAAATATTCAAAAGGTAGACAATGGTGGCCGTCCACGATACTTACTAGAAGGGGAGGCGAAAGTAATTCTGTGATAATATTACGGAGAGTGGCAAGTTTATTGTGCGTAGTTGGGGTTGCCTCCTTATTGATGTACTCGGCTCAGAATGGAAATTACGCAAGAAAAGAACTGCTCAAAGACATAGGTTTATGGGCGATTGTTGGTTGCCTTAGCTCCTATTTCCTATGTGTGTATCTTATTTTTAGGAAAATAAAATGAGGCCATCTTATAATGAATAAATATATAGAGGCTCTTAGTAAATACTTTAAGTCCAAAGCTGACTATAAATACGAAGACCCCATGACAGGTGAGGTTTTTACCTATAAAAGAAAGGGAATATACAAAAAGAACGGACGAGTTCTTCGACTTGTAAGGGGTTCCGAATGACAATTAAACTAACAGAAATCGCAGCGGCAGAAGCTAAAAAGTATCTTGAAGATAGCGAAGAAAAGTATTTAAGGGTTGGCGTAAAAGGAGGTGGCTGCTCTGGCTTTGAATACAACCTCACGGTAGGCCATGAATACGATGAAGAAAAAGACACATTATCTCATCAACATGGAGTAGATGTTATTGTAGATAAGAAAAGTGCCCTCTACTTAGAAGGCACTACATTGGATTATTATTCTGATATTTCTAAACGTGGCTTCAAATTTGATAACCCTAATGCAGTAAAAAGTTGTGGATGTGGAAGTAGTTTTCAAGCGTAATTTTATAAGGAGAAAAGAAATGACTAATATTGGAGACTGGCTACAAAGAACCGAGAAACCTCTTGAAGGCAAAGAGGCCTTTGACTGACACGACTTCTCTGTTGCGCAGGTTGCGCACATTGATGAAGAAGGCGTTCACGTAGAATTTGCCTGCAACTGTATGACATTTGATGGTAGTAGCACTAAGATGTGGTATAATGGTGAATATGAGGTTCTTGACGACAAGTCCTACGAGGCTTGTAAGGTGGCACATGATGCCCAGTGTGCATTTGATAGAGAGTTAGAAGTCTCTATATAAAGCTTTTTATGAAGGAGACAGACCAATGAATAGCAAATTAATTGTTTTTCTTTTATTGTTAAATTTAGTTACTACCTTGGTGGTGGGATATACAGTATACACAAATGTCTCCAAAGAGTATAATATAACAGTGGAGGCTTCTTCTCTTCCTGAAGACTCTGAAGATCCCGAAGATAAACAATTTAAGATAGATATGTATAATGGGCTTTCAAATTTAATGTTGGGACAAAACTATCTCAACGTTGGGCTTTTAAGAATTCACCACTATGCAGAACCACATGCAGATAAATTTTATGAAAACTGTCCTGATTGTGAATTAGAAAAACAGCGAATCCTAAAGGAAGAAAAGGACGGCTTTACTTCCAACATGAAAGGATTATAATGGATATGCAAGGTGTAGCTAGAATACTTCTTGTTTCTTTTTTCTGTGGAATTTTTCTATGGGATATGGGAGTGATGCTTTTGTCTAAAGATCCAAGCTATTCAATCAGTTGGGCTTTGTATTCAATATCTTGTCAACACCCCATTATAGCCTTTGCGTTTGGTCTTTTATGTGGTCACGTTTTTTGGCCTCTTAAATCGTGAGTAATATATGATTAAAGTCGGAGTGGTGGGCTACGGTACCATAGGAAAGCGTGTAGCAGACGCCGTACTACTGCAAGATGACATGGAGCTTGTCGGCATTACAGCAAACAGCTACAATTATAGAATTAAGACAGCTCAACAAAAGGGAATCAAGATATTTCCCATGACGGCTGGATATGAGCATATAGAACACGGTATAAATGTAGCTGGCTCTGTTGACAATTTAATTGAAAGATGTGATGTGGCTGTAGATTGCACCCCTAAGGGCGCTGCTTGTAAAAACAAAGAGATGTATAAAAGGCATCGAGTGAAAGCAATATTTCAGGGAGGGGAAAGCTCTGAGGTTGGACAAAGTTTTGTAGCTCAATGTAATTACAAAGAAGCAGTTGGGGCAGATTTCATTAGAGTAGTTAGCTGCAATACCACGGGCCTTTGCAGAACACTTCACGCTATAGACTGGAAATACGGAATAAAAGGAGTTCACGCGACTATGGTAAGAAGAGCCGCTGACCCTTGGGACATACGTCATGGGCCAATCAATGCTATAGTGCCCAACTTGGTGCTACCCTCCCATCACGGGCCAGACGTGAGAACTGTTTTGCCCAACATAGAAGTATTTACCATATCTCTGTCTGTTCCAACAACTGTTATGCATATGCATAGTCTAACCGTAGATTTAGAAAAACAAGCCGATATTAAAGGAACAATAAAACTATTCAAAGACACTACCAGAGTAAGAATGGTTAAAAACACTGAAGGAATAAGATCTACTGCTGAAATCATGGAGTATGCTAAAGACATTGGAAATTCCAGAGGAGATATGCCAGAAATATGCGTTTGGGAAGAAACAATCGGTACGTGGGGAAATAAATTATTTTATTTACAGGCTGTTCACCAAGAGAGCAATGTAGTGCCAGAGAATGTTGATGCAATCCGGGCAGCCATAGGAGTTTGTAGTGGAGAGGAAAGCATAAGAAAAACAAACGAGAGCATGAGTCTTCATTAATCTCAGACAGTTCCTTGTTTCCGAGAGTATAATATATTACGAATGATCAAAGAGAATAAATGCAATAGCTGCGGAAAAATAATAGAAGACAAGGAGAAAGTAACTATAATTATTCGTGATGTGGAGGCTACTACAAGGGTCAAACGCCCCAACAGCATACACCTCAAGTTGGCAGAAACATCATTGGGAAAACGTGCTTTCAAACTTTATTGTGAAGGATGTCTTAACACTGAAAATTATGTTTGTAGCGGAACGATTGAGTAGTCCAGATGCCAGAATATAGTTTCTTATGTGAAAGCTGCGCACACAAATGGTCTATTGCGTGCAGTATGAACGAATATACCGATAAACAAAGTTGCCCTTCTTGCAGGAAAAGAAAAACAGTTTTTAGAAATTTTGAAGAAGATCAGACACATGCATCTGTAGTCCTTTCTCTTTCAGAGGTAAAAACACTTGGGCATTATGCAGACAAACAGACAAAAAAATATGGCAAAGCGAAATGTGAAGAGATGGCACGCGGGTTTAAGACAAAAAAAGTAGAGGGAGGAAGAGAGCTCCCTGCTGGAATGAGTAGAATGGAACGCCCCACAGATGCCCCTATATGGCCGGGGCAGACAAAAAAGAAAAGAAGATCGAGGAAAAAATAAATGAGCACTTTTAAAATACACAAAGAAAAAGATGTCCAAAAATCGAACAAAGAGGAACTCCAAGAACAAGAGACCCTCTTTTATACCATCTTTGGCAAACATGAGTGGTTAGATGAAAAAGGTTTCCCTAGAACAAATCAAGAGAGTCCAGACGCTTACGCAAAATCAATAGTTGGGAACTCTAAGCCTAAATTTTTTGTAAAAAGGGGCCGTTATGGAAAACTGTATAACCCCATTGGGCTATATAGCGAAGGAACTGCCAACAAACAATTGCGACATGCTGGAAAGCCCGAATGGGAGTTCAAAGAAGAAACAGAAAAGGTCTTTAATTTTTACATTCAGTTCTTAAAAACTAAAAATAGCGCGTGGTTAAACAACGCAGAAAGGGATTAATATAATGGGAAAGCTATCAAAAGCAAAGCAGTTGACTGATGCAGAAAAATATTGCATCCAAGGTATGCATTACAATAAGATGTCAGCACAAGACATTTCCAAAACCCTCGGCAGAGAGGCCGAAGAGGTAGAGACCTATGTAGAATCTTTAGAACAAGAAGAAGACCGTACCTTTATTATAAACGAAACAGGAACAGGTAATAAAGGGGTAGCCATTATGACTCAAGCTGGCTCTGAACGAATAGATGCAGCAAGAGAAAGACATGTTGCTCCACGCAACAATGCCAATACCATTCACTCAATTCATGACTAAAAAGAGAACAAACAAAAGTCAATATCCCTCCCGCTACTCTCCCGGAGGATGGGTTTCTGCGCCGCAATACATCACTGAATTAATTTGTGAAAAAAAGGCTCAGAAAGACCAAAAGGAACTTCCAATAAAGTTTTGGGAGATTAAGGAATGGCGTAATTATTACAGATATCAAATTACGCTTGCCAACAAACTCCTTAAAGAATTTCCGGCAGACGCTATCATAGCTGCGTTGAAAGATAAGAGGTGCTGGAAGACATATTCTCTTCGCGCCCCCATGTTGTATGGTATAATTCAAGAGAAGGACAGCGAGATTGTAAAGAGAGAGTCTGAAACAAATTATGATGTGCCTGAAGAAGACAACATAAAACATAAAAGTGCTAACAAGAAACAGTCTATCATATCAAAACTAAGAGAGCTTGATGAATAAGGATATTATTAAAGAATACGGTAACGTTCTTCATGATCCTTCAGTAATAACAGATCGCCCCCTCAAAACTCTTTCCGTAAGCCCTAAAATAGACATTGCTCTGGGGGGCGGAGTACCAGAGGGTTCTCTGTTTATCATGACAGGCCCAGAAAAGGTTGGAAAAACCGTAACAGCCCTTGCATTTTGCGCAAACGCCCAAGAATACGAACGAGATGTATACTATGCCAACATAGAGGGGAGGCTAAGAAAGCGGGACTTAGAAGGCATTAGTGGGCTTGATCTTAATGCTGAGACAATGCAAATTATTTCCTCCACCGAGGGCAATATTCTTTCAGCAGAAAAATATCTGTCAATAATAGACAACATAGTCCACACAAAACCGGGATCAATAGCGGTAGTGGATTCCTTCTCGGCTTTGGCGAGCGAGTCTGAGCTAACAGGGGACCTAGCAGACGTGCAAGTTATGAGTGTACAAAAAATACTGGCTAAGTTCTGCCGCCGTATATCAAATGCTCTACCTATAAATCGAGTCACCGTAGTGGGAATTACTCACTTGATGGCAAACGTTCAAAAGTTTGGTCGTGGAAAAGCTAAAATAGAGAAGTCTGGGAGTGCTCTTAAGTATCAAGTGGATGTTAAGCTACATGCCAGCCACTCGCAGCCCATCATGCAGGGAGATACCCAGATTGGACAGACTGTAAATTGGCAAGTGATGACCTCTGCCATCGGGCCGCCGGGACAGAAGGTTGCAAGTCACATCAAATATGGTCGAGGGATCTGGAAAGAGATGGAGCTTGCCGACCTTATGGTTGACTTCGGCCTTGTTGTCAAGTCTGGATCTTGGCTCAAGCTTCCTAACGATGAAAAGATTCAGGGAAAAGTAAATCTCGCATCCTACCTAGAGGAAAACCCTAAAGAGTATAAGAGCTTTGAAAAAGAAGTATTTACTATGGTTGGAATTGAAAAGTGAAAATTCGAGACCTAAACAATGAAAGTAATAATTGGAATTTGCAAGGATACGTAACAAAAGCAAATGACACAAGGCCTCGTTCCAAGCTACACTTGAAAGCAAAAAACCTTCTCGTTGAACTTTTTCCTACGGTCCAGATCCTAGAAGAAGTAGCCATACCGATCACAAGAAACGAAAGACTCTTCTTTGATTTCTATATTAACACCCTCAAGTTAGCAATAGAAGCCCACGGAGAACAGCACTATAAGTTTAATCCCTTGTTTCACACGTCTGCGCAGGATTTTGCTCACCAACGAAAAAGAGATGCGCGCAAAAAGGAATGGTGCGAGTATAATAATATTACATACGTCGCACTTCCGTTTAATGAGAAGGTCGAAGAGTGGAAAAGCCGAATACTGCAACGGAACAATTAGCTAGACTAGACTCTGTTTTGGATGAGTACGAGTCCTCCATAGGACTACCTTCCTATGCTGCTGACTTCCATGAGCCCTCCGTTCATGAATATATGCAGATGGACAGAACTTCCATAGAAAAATTAACCCTTGAAGAGTGCGCCGAAGCTTCGCTTCTTTTGGGAGGCCTTTCTTTTCATGTGCTTCGCTCCCAGAACCGAGAAGTCGCTCGCGTTCAGTGGGCCCAGACATCGCTAAAGTCTGTTATTTCTGGCAAAGAAAATCAATACTCTGGTTCATGGGACAGCCAGTACTATCAGGCCATTAAAGAGAACGACTACGCGAGGAAGCTTTTAGCTATTAAAAAATATGCCCAACAACGCGCGGATAGACTTATCCATATTGCAAGCTCCATTAAAAATTTAGCAGATCTTTTTCTGAATCTTCAGAGGGCGAAAGCTGGTAGGCGGTATGAATAAAAAAGAAGAATTGAAACGATTATTAAAAGGGCTTACCAAAGCTGAACTTATGGAAATTATAGTCGATTCCGAGAAGGAAATCGGACCCGATTGTCCTTCCGGAAATGTCGGAGAGGAGGGTGAATCCGGAGAAGAAATGGTTCACCCCATTGACTCCTCTAAAAAGAAAAGAAGAAGGGGAAAAGGAACCCGACGTAAAAATAAGGAAAAACAGCCTCCACGATCTAAAAGATCCACCAAAGCTTATGGAAATGACAAAGGAGATGCGTGTAGAAGTAGTGCCGTTGATACTTCTGGTGATAGACCAAATAAATTTGATGATTTTATGAAAAACACCGTGCTAACGGCAGCTGAGAAACAGGAGCTACAAGAAGCTTCGGCAGCTGACAACGAGAACAAAGGTCTAGATCGCACTCCCAGAACACGATCCTCGAATATCGTAGAGATAGCATGTCGCTCCTGTGGGGTCATAGAAGATGTCTCATCTTCAGTGGTATACGATATAAAAAGATGGAAATGTAACAAATGCTCATCACAGGCTTGTGATTAGAAAAACGGAAATTCAACCTTTTTAAATGACCACTTTTTCAAAACCAACAAAAAAACTTTTTTATTTATGATTTTACAAGACTTACCCGCAGAACGAGCGATATTATCTGGCATTTGTCGCTATGGATCAAGCGCATTCTTTGATGTTGCCGATATTATTGATGATAATAGCTTTACGATAGAATCTAACGTCTCTATTTATTCATGCCTCAAACACATTATAGATAAAAATGATTCTGCCGAAATAGACGTCCCTTCCATTCTTTCTGCGGCCAAAGAAATAGGATTAACCGGTTTCTTCAACACCCAAGAAGTCTCTCATCTAGCTTCCATAATGAAGTTTCCAGTTCTTCTGAAAAATGTTAGGTCATTTGCTGCTAAAATTAGAAAGCTACAAATAGCACGAATGATGTATGATCAGCTAGAGCTTACAAAGGAAAAGTATATAGATGTCAAGGGGGACGAACCAATTTCACAGATTCTTGGAATTGCAGAAGAGTCTATCTTTGAGTTCACATCTCTTTTATCCGACAGTGACGACGCTCCCGTCAAAATATTCAATGATGTGGAAGAATATTTAACTGAACTTTCAGAAGATCCAGTTGATCAAGTAGGCCTCTCTACTGGCTACCGTCGTTATGATTTTGCCATAGGAGGGGGGCTCAGGAGAGGTACCGTCAACGTAATTGGGGCGCGCCCGAAGGTAGGAAAAACCTTACTTGCAGACAATATGGGGGTTCATATCGCACGATCTGGTATTCCTGTATTGAATCTAGACACCGAAATGAGAAAGGAAGACCATCAAAATCGTCTCATGGCAATGCTCACGGGGGTAGAGATTAATGACATTGAAACAGGAAAGTTTGCAGAGAACGCAGCCTCAAAGAAAAAGATATTTGAAGCAGCCAAAGAGATTAAAAACCTTCCTTACTATTTCAAATCAATTGGAGGTACTCCGTTTGAAGATCAAATCTCAATTATGCGTAGATGGCTTGCTAAGGTTGTGGGGCTCAATGATAGAGGAAAAGCAAAAGATTGTGTCATAATTTATGATTATGTAAAGCTAATGGATTCTTCTGATATAAGAGGAGACATGAAGGAATTTCAAGTTCTTGGCTTTATGATGACAGCGCTCCACAACTTCGCATTGAGATATGAAGTTCCAATTCTTTCTTTTGTGCAGCTCAACCGCGACGGTATAAATAAAGAAACAACGGATACGGCGTCTGGGTCAGACCGCATCATTTGGTTATGTTCTAACTTTAGCATTTACAAAACCAAGTCTGATGAAGAAATAGCAAAGGATGGCCCAGAGCACGGCAACAGAAAGCTTGTGCCGGTTATTGCTAGGCATGGAGAAGGCTTGGAAGACAGGGACTATATTAATATTAGAATGAATGGTTCTTGTGGTAAAATAATAGAAGGACATACTGCGTTCGAATTAGAAGATGGTATTGACACAAACGATGATGACGAGCTCTATTCAGACAATGAAGACATCCCCTTCGTATAAATATGGCGACTACGGCAAACTAAAAGCCCTTTCGCAGATGGCGGTGCAATATATAGATCAAATATATGAATACTTTGGTACACGAAGCTCCTATAAAAATGAAATTTTAATAAAGTCGGTGTGCCCTATTCATGGAGGAGACAATCCTACGGCACTCAACATGTATTATAATGGGGACTACAAGGTGCACTACAAGTGCCGCACCCATCAGTGCGAGGAGGCTTTTGGAAATAGCTTTATACACTTTATTAGAGGGGCACTTTCTCGTTTTCGCCACAATTGGGAACACGAAGGAGATAAGGAAGCCACATTTAGCGAGGCAGTAGAGTTTTTGTTAAAATTCTTAGATCAAGATTTTGATTCCCTCAGTAGCGAAAATATAAATATCGAAAAAATGAAATTCGGGGGCCTTGTTAATAGCCTATCCACTCGGAAAGCTCGTGGAATTGGCATTACTAGGGAGGTTTATAGACAAAAAGTCCAAGTCCCTTCACAATATTATATAGAAAGAGGGTTTTCTAGAAAAATCCTTGAGGAATATGACATAGGATATTGTGATAATCCCAAAAAGCCCATGCACAATCGCGCCATTGTACCTATATATGACAATGATCACAAGTATATTGTGGGTTGTACTGGAAGAAGCATTTTTAAAAGGTGCACAAAATGCAATCATTACCATAGCCCTCACAAAGAATGTAGACATTTCCCTAAATGGTTGCATAGCAAGGGATTTCAAAAGGAAAAGTGGTTGTATAATTATTGGAGGGCCAAGGACCATATATTGGAAAGCGGAGTGGCCATACTTGTAGAGTCTCCCGGAAATGTTTGGAGACTAGCCGAGGCCGGGATTCACAACGTTGTTGCAATTTTTGGAACTGCCTTTAACAACGATCAAAAACATTTATTAGACGAGTCAGGAGCCCTTTCTCTCATTTGCTTAATGGACAATGACGAGGCAGGAAAAAAGGCGGCAGAAAAAATAGAACAACAGTGCTCAATGCTTTATAGACTATATTTCCCAAACTTTGACAGCAACGATATAGCGGAGCTAAATGTAGATAAAATAACAACCGACATTAAACCATGGATTGACAAAGCCAAGAATTTATACAAAGGATTTTAAAATGAGTGAGTATAAAACTTTAGCAATTAATTATTTGTGGCACAAGGCACTTTCTGATAAAGAAAAAGCACGCCTTTCTTTAGATTTGCTATTAGAAAACGGGGTAGGTATCGGAGATCATTCGACTGGTGACTACCATAAGAACCTCGACGAATCACTAGATCTTTTAGTGGACGCCGAAGATCGTATAGAAACCATCATTAGATATTATGGAGTTGCGAACGAAGGAGTATCGAATGCCGACGAATCTGAT